GGTGCTGGTATCATATCCAGATTCTGGGACATCGTATTCCGCTTGCGCAACGATAGCTTCATTGATGTTTAAGTAAGTATCGTAAGTACTCAAAATTTGTCCTACAGGAGTTGTAGTATTGGGTCCAGCGGCAAGATTATTGAGAATGTCTTTGTATTCTTGACTGTCAACTAATGGATTCAATTTGACACGCCATAAGTGCGGCCACCAAGTTGGGCTAAAACCCTCACTTGCAAAACTTGCATCGCCAACAACATAAAAACGTTTAAGGGCAGCAGGTACATCTTGATTCAAAGCGTCGTAATCTTTTAAGTGTTCTAGCTCAAGTACATCGCCGGCTAGTAATTTACGTCCAACCATGTCTACCATGTCACGTAAATGGAACACCATAAAGATAGTACCAGTCTGCAAGAACAAACCAAATTGGCTTAAGTCAAAGTCTTGGTCAGCACGTTGATAGATACCGCGCATAGTGTAAACGCTGGTATCATATTTGCGATCTCTATTTTCGGTCCAAAGCAAATCTTGAATGTTTAGTTCGCTTTGTGAAGTAAAACTTGGTTGGGTAGCATCTGCGCTAAATCCGATTGTAACTCCGGTACCGATAAGTGGGCTGGTTGTGACGTTAAGGGTAATTGAAGTGCTATTAATGGCCAGCACTTTTGCGCCAGCTGGAATTCCAGTACCAAATACAAAGTCATTTATCTGAACGCCGTTGGTGTTGCTAAACACTAAAGCATCGGTATTGTTGACTTGGCTTGCGGTTGTGACTAATTGTACGCCTTGCGCAACGGGCCCGAGGTATTTGTTAAGTAAAACACCTGTACCACCAATGGTGAACATTTCTGAGATTCGGCGATCAATGAATTTGTAATCATTGCTATGACGCCCATTTTGCCATAAACTTAATCTTGCCACTGTCTTTTCCTAGGATATAGTGTATTTACCCAATTTGACAGCTATTGATTTATCTGCTACAATGTAAACATGAAGCATATTGGTAACCTAAAAGAACGATTGGAAATTTGTCGCCCTATTATTCCCGAACTTGGTGAAGCAAAGTTGTACAAAATTTATCGAAATTGCTATAAATTATGGGACAAATTGGATAACGAACTTATCGAGTGCAGGCGTATGGGCCGCATAACTACTAAGTACACAGAAATTAGCAGTGAACTAGATCAAGCGATTGTTGTATTAGAACAACACCTGGTCTTTGGTAGTTTGCTCAAATAAGCTAGATCTGCTATAATACATTTTTATCGGAGAAAACAATGGCAACAGTTGCTGGGATTAAGATCAAGACAAAAACTACGAAAACTCGTAACCCACTTTTTGTTGATGAAAAATACACAGGCACTGAGCCCGAATGGGATACTGAACAAGCCCTTGCGATGACGGACTTTGAGTTTGATCATAAGCTCCGCCGTTGTTTCTATTACTACAATTATTTCTACAATCAAAAAGACGTTAAGAAGCACGTTGTTGAGTGGCTCAAAACTAACAAAGAGTACACCAAAGACCAAATCAAGGCATTTGAACGTTCGAGCGATAAAAGCATTTCAATGACAGCTTGCAGTTTGATTATGGCACACCGCAAGGGCATGCCACTAAAACCTCGACACATTGAGTTTTTGACTAGCTCAATTCAAAGTGCAATTAACAGTGCTGACCCTGAGACTATTGAAGTTGTTGCAGAAGCCAAAGTTGAGGTCTACAAACCAACTATCCAAGATCGTTTGAACGAAAAGACCTCAGAGATCATTGGTGAGATCGAGGGTTACTACGACGAAGTACATGAAAACAAGAAGTGTGACTTTAAAGCATACGACTTTTTGACCCGAAACAATGTTGCACAAAGTCAATTGGGCAAGTATGTGGAATTTTTCACCAAGCGTCGAGTTGAACTAGAGCAAGCTCAGGCAAAAGAAGATCCGCAGTTGGTTGAAGGGTACAAAATGTACAAGACCGCAGACTTCAAACGCATGCTTACATTTATTGACAAGATGCTTGCGGATATTGAACAATATCGTGGCGTCAAGAAAGCTACTAAGAAAGCCCGTGTTAAGAAGGCTCCGAGCAAAGAAAAAGTGATCAGCAAAATGAAGTATTGCAAGTCCGATACTACGCTGAAACTTGTAAGTTGCAACCCTGCAGATATTATCGGGGCCAGCGAGCTTTGGGTTTACAACACCAAATCCCGTAAATTGGGCAAGTATGTTGCGGCTGCATATCAGACGCTGAACGTCAAGGGCACTAGCATCATAAACTTTGATGAAGCAAAGAGTATTAGCAAAACGCTTCGTAAGCCTGATGAGAAACTCAAAGAGTTTGCAAAGGCAGGTAAGGTGCAGTTGCGCAAGTTCCTAGAGGACATTAAGGCTACAGAGACCCGAATGAATGGTCGAATGACAGCAGAGACAGTGCTACTAAAGGTAGCATGATAGTAGAGAATCCCGCATACATCCATAAATAATGTATTGCGGGATTTTTTATGGATATAACACAATCATCAATAACAGCGGAATCGGGTTACGATTCAGAAAATAACTTAGATGCTGTAAGTTTATTTCAGGCCAATATCGGGACACAAAGTGGTGCTCATATTGAGTTTGACGGTGAAAGTACAGTAACCTTCCCGGGCACACAAGATCCAAATTGGGATTACGGTAACACTAATGACAGCATGCGAGCTGCCATTACTGACTATATCCGTATGCGTTTAGGCGATGGCATCGTTGATGTCGAGCTAGAATCGGACCACTACGAAATGGCCATTAATCAGGCTATGATCAAGTACCGTCAAAAAGCGCAAAACAGTACAGAAGAAAGTTACGCCTTTCTTGAGCTATTGCCCGAGACACAAGAATACATCCTACCCAAAGAGATTATGGCAATCAGGGCCGTATATAGACGCGGTATTGGAAGTGTGACAGGTACAACCGCAAGTCAATTTGAACCATTCTCGAGCGGGTACTTGAATACATACATGCTAACCGCAGGGCGTGTTGGCGGCCTTACTAACTATGAATTATTTGTTGACTATCAGAAGTTGGCAATGACAATGTTTGGTGGCTTCATGAACTTTACGTTCAACCCAGTTACTAAGAAACTTACCCTTGTGCGCAAAATGCCGTACCAAGGAGCAAACCCGGACCCAACACAAAACGAAAGCGTTTTGCTTTGGATCTTTAATAAAAAGCCTGATTCTATGTTGCTCAATGATGCGCAGATTTTCCCATGGATTCAGGAGTATGCTTACAGTTTTGCCAAACGAATCATCGGCGAAGCACGTAGCAAGTTCAGTCAAATTGCCGGGCCACAGGGCGGCTCTACTTTAAACGGGGATGCATTGAAGCAAGAAGCCGTTGCTGAAATGGAAAAACTAGAAGAAGAATTGAAATTGTATGTTGACGGTTCTCAACCCTTGACGTGGTTGATGGGCTGACAAAGCGGCACCATAAAACTTGACATTTTAGTCGCAGTATGCAAAAATGCTCTATATTACATAGGGCATTTTTTATGAGGAACTATCGGCATGCGCATTTACACCTCCACGAATCTCCCTTCCGGAAACTACGTTTACATTTATTTGCGTAAATCTAACTTTACACCATACTATGTAGGAAAAGGCACAGGCAACCGAGCCTGGCGCAAAGAACACAATGTAAAAGTGCCAGACAATAATAGAATAGTAATAGTAGAACATAATCTAACCGAAATTGGTGCTTTGGCTATTGAAAGACAGTTGATACGTTGGTATGGTCGTAAAGATTTGGGACTTGGGATATTGCGTAATTTAACAGATGGCGGTGACGGTGCAACAGGTCCCAAATCAAAAAAGTGGAAAGAAAGCGCTTCGAAAAATCGAAAAGGTACCGGCAATTCATTTTACGGTAAAAAGCACTCAGAAGAAAGTAGATCTAAAATGGGTAAAGCATTTCCTGGAGAGCTCAATGGATTTTACGGAAAACAACATAGCCCAGAACAGCGTGAGAAAAAGAGACAAGAAAAACTTGCGGCTCCTAAAAAAATATGTTACTATTGTAACAAATCCGTTGACCCAATGAATTATGCTCGTTGGCATGGGGATAACTGTAAACAGAGGACAATATGATTATAGGGATATGTGGCTTTATTTCAGCCGGCAAGGATACGGCAGCAGATTATTTGGTTAACTTTCATGAATTTCGTAGAGAAAGTTTTGCTTCAAGTCTCAAAGATGCAGTATCTGATATCTTTGGCTGGGACCGTGAATTGCTAGAGGGTAGAACAAAACAAAGTA